CCGGTGTAGGTACCGGTGTTGGTGTAGGTGCCGGTGTAGGTACCGGTGTTGGTGTAGGTGCCGGTGTAGGTACCGGTGTTGGTGTAGTTGGTGTAGGTACCGGTGTTGGTGTAGGTACCGGTGTTGGTTCTACAGGTGCAGGAGTAGGTGCCGGTGTAGGTACTACAGGTGCAGGAGTAGGTGCCGGTGTAGGTACTACAGGTGCAGGAGTAGGTGTTGGTTCTACAGGTGCCGGTGTAGGTACTACAGGTGCAGGAGTAGGTGTTGGCTCTACAGGTGCTGGTGTAGGTGCAGGTGTAGATGCAACCAAGTCCCATCTTCTAGGAGAACCACCTTGTTGTCTTAATTCCCAATCGATGCCATTGGTCGTACCTGACATAGTATTGATTTGAGTACCGCTGACACCTTGCAAAATAGCAACATATGTTCTCCCTGGTGTCAATGATGATTGTGCCAATACACCAAAAGCCATTTGACCACTAGCGTTGGTAACCACCAATACACCATATCGTTCTCCGTTGATCAATACGTTGTAATTGGTTGGCAATACTCTATTGAACTTTACGTTTGCAAAGCTACTATTGTTTAGTGTGGTAATAATACCACTATTGCTGATCTGGCTGCCAATGGTGCTTGCATCGTTTAGGTTTAATAAGTTAATGGTGCCAGAGTTGTTTATGACATTAAAAAAACCTTGGTTGTCAATTTTCTCTATTTGACCGGTGTTGGTTAAATTAGTGATAGTGCTCCAGTTGTCAATACGCAGTATATTGCCGGTATTGTTTATCTGTGCAATTGTTCCGGCATTGTACAATTCCCCGTATTGGGGGCCGGATCCTATTTGTCCTGAGTTTCTTATTCCAACGATCTGTCCACCAGATTCGTTCCGAATGCCACCAATGTCGCCGAAGTTCTCAAAAAGGTTGACCTTATCGGAATTGGTCAACGCACCAATTTGACCACCAACATAATTTTTCATATCGTTGATCAGTTTGGAGTTGGTTATTGTGCCAATGGTGCCGTAGTTTTTTATGGAAGGAATACTACCTAAGTTGTTAACATTCCCTACTTCACCGGTGTTTTTTAACTCAGCAAAATTGCCGTAGTTGTCAATAAGGTTGACATTACCGGAGTTTTCCAATCTAACATTGATTTGTTGGCCAACAGCATTGGTCACAACGTTGATGCCTCCTGAGTTGGTTACTGTGCCCATGCTGCCGGAGTTGTTTAAATTAGTAATATTGCCGAGGTTGTCAATGCTATCTATCCGGCCGGTATTGTTTAATTCGGTAATGTTGCTGTTACTTTCTATGGACTCAATTTTACCTAAGTTGTTAATTGTGTCAATATTGCCTGCATGATTTTTAAGGTCCCTGATTTCCGCACCTGCATTGTTGGTCACAGTACCAATGTTGCCGTTGTTGTTTAACTCACCAATCTTGCCGGAGTTGTTAATGGTATCAATCTGGTTCCGGTTAAAAACTCCGTGCACGTGGCCACTACTGCTATTGTTTATAGTACCAATGTTACCATCATTTTGAACTTCATAGATTAAGCCACTATTGCTTAAGGTGCCAATCATGCCGGTGTTGATCACCTCCTCCATTTCACCAACAGGTCCGTTGACCAGTTGATCAACATACTGATCGTTGGTATACGAATTATAAGAATTATTGGTAACGGTACCATCAAAGATGGTGATAGGCGTAATAGTAGGTGTAGCAGCTGCTACAGGTGGCGGCCTTGGACCTACAGGTGGAGGAGTAGAACCTTCGGGTTCAGGTTCAGCAGATGCAACCAAGTCCCATTTGTCAGCGGTACCGTCCTGTTGTCTTAATTCCCAAGAAACCCCACGGATCGTGCCGTAGTATTCTGACTGGATTTGTTCGGCAGTAACACCTTGCAAAATGGCGATGTATGTTTTTCCTGGTGTCAATGATGATTGTGTCAGCACACCAAAAGCCATCTGGCCATTGGCGTTGGTAACCACCAATACACCGTATCGGTCTCCATTAATTAACACATTGTAATTAGTAGGCAATGCTCCATTTAAATTTACAGTCGTAAAGCTACTATTGTTTAGTGTGGTAATAATACCACTATTGCTGATCTGTCCAATTATGCTGGCATCGGCTAGGTTTAATGTATTAATAACACCGGAGTTGTTTATTGTGACAATGGTGCCAAAGTTGTTTAGTGTGTCAATGGTGCCGGAGTTGGTGTTGTTGATTGTGGCAATTCCACCGGTGGATTCATTGCGTAATGTGTAAATAGTACCCGAGTTCGTAATAGTGTCGTTATAACCGGAGTTGGTCATTTCATTAATAGTGCCCGAGTTGTCGGTCTGCAAGATATTGCCGGAGTTGGTTATTGTATCAATGGTACCCGAGTTGGTTATTGTATCAATGTTACCCCAATTCTTAATGGAGTCGTTATAACCGGAGTTGTTTATTGTACCAATGGTGCTGTAGTTTTCTAGTTTATCAAAATAACCTAAGTTGTTAATTGTGTCAACACGACCCTCGGTGTTGAACAAGGCCCAAAATTCCTGTGTGCTTGCACGGTCGGCATGGTTGGTTATAGTATCAATGCTGCCGGTGTTGTCTATGGCAGCAATAATGCCAGAGTTGTTAATGGTATTAATCTGACCTTGGTTGTAGAATGTGTTTTCCTCTCGGCCACGGTCGCCGGGTTGTCCTATTTGGCCAGTATTGTCTAAAGTACCAATGGTGCCCTCATTTTGAGTTCGCCATATTCCGCCACTATTGTTTAAAGTACCAATGGTGCCGGAGTTGGTCAGAAATTCTATATCACCAAGAGGTCCGTTGTTAACCAGTTGACCAATATTCTCATTGTTAGTCATTGTTAGCCGGAGTTCGTTATTGATAATGTCACTACCGTATATGTCAGTAGATGCAGCAGCCGAGAAGGTGAGTAGAACTGCAATAAAAATTTTATTTCTTGTCATGTATTTCTTTCGTTTTGCGAGGGTTGCTTTATTGTTTGTTTCCAACAAACCAGTTAGTTTATTTGTGTTCATTTTTCTTGTGACTCTTTAATTTGTTTAGTATGCTTACAGGATCCTCTGTATGAAAATCCAATACAGTTACAAGTATACTTATTATCAATCTTTTCTACTGTATATTCTTTGCCTGAATCTGACTTGACCATGAATATATTAATATTGTTTGCAACAGGCGGAGGTGCCAACACGATGGTAGCACCATACGCATCCAGTGCTTTGTGTTTGACCTTCTCAAACTTACGCCTACGGGTATCAATCTTCATTGGTTTATTCATTATCACCAGCTCATTATTGCTCGCCTTGGCATATGCCAGAATATTGGACTTACCATCAAATAAGTATGTATGATTAGGCACCACGAACTCTGAATTGTCCCATTCTGTTACTTCTTTATATGCTGATATACTCATCTTCTTCCTCATCTTCCCAATCATGGCCATATGCCCATGAACCGGTAATTGCCTTTGAATCTTCCTGTTTAGGTAATTCTTCACAAGCACATTTCCATCCATAAATGGTATCATAGTAACCAACATATTTGAAAGTTACCAATTTAGTGTTACAAAATTCACAAATCATTTCTCTACCCACCATTCTATTTTTGGATTTGCTCTTTCATACAATTCAACCAATTGATCCAATGTCCACACAAAATCAGTTTCAAATGTATTCAACCATTTACCAAATCGAGCCCACGATTCATCTTTCATAGGATCAACACCGAGCTCAGCACCAAAAGGACCAAGGTCATCACCACGGCAATCAATACGACCACACGAATAACCTTGGATCACCTCATCATACTCAAATGATTCCCCAGCTTTTCTGCCAGTTAATGTAGAATCTTCTGTTAATGTTTTAGTAACTCTTTTGATAAGGCCACGGTCTCTATACCATTGCATACTGGCTACACCCATCCAATTGGTTGAATATCTAATTGTCATTTACTTACTTTCATCAATTGGTGGATAATCAAGGTAATTGCCAAACTCACTACGATACAACATGGCATCTTTTTCTAAAATTTGTATTTCTAAATCATAGTGTAAAATATCATAATCAACAAAAGTAAAGTCCTCATTATATACACGAAACACATAACTATCAAGAACTCGTATAATAAAGCCTTTTACGCCTTTGGCTGGTTGTGTGCTTCGTATTTTATTAATACTCATCTTCTTCTTCAAATTCATATTGTGGATCGGTATCAATACTTACATTATGGAACATAATCTTTCCATCTTGGTAACCAGTATAAAAATCCTGATTGAATGTAATTGTTTGGCCATCACCAACAAAATTATCTGGATGGTTTACATCAATATCACTCAATAGAATACAACCAATCGAACCAGAATCTACACCATAACTACGGCCATTCTGATCTTCGTAGGTGCCATCACCATATGCGGTATTATACACAGCAAACCTACGACCATCCGATAGATTGAATTCACCTTGATTGCATCCATGGTCATCACGGCCAGCAAACATCAATGAGCACACTTCGTCCCATTCATCGTGCATTACATAGCACAAATCTCCGATATACCAAGTTCCTGCTTGCATCATATTAATTTCTCCATATCAAATTTACATTTCCACTTTTTTGCTTCTGACATTTTCCGTTTAGTTTCTTCAGATAATACCCTACCCTTATTTGTTACAGATATTTTCCTTTTAGTTTCTTCGGATAATACTTTACCCTTCTTTGCTTCAGACTGTTTACTTTTAGTTTCTTCAGATAATACTTTACCCTTATTTGTTACAGATATTTTCCTTTTATGTTCTTCAGAAAATACCTTACCCTTCTTTGCTTCGGACATTTTCCGTTTAGTTTCTTCGGATAATACTCGTCCTTTTGAATAGGAATTTCTTTTACTTGCTTCACTTATTTTCCGTTTAGTTTCTTCGGTATGCTTACGACCAAAAGCACCATCACCACCTCTAGTACCATTATAACCATTTTTGTAACTATTATATTCAATAATGAAATAGGGTTCCATTTCGTTTAAAGTATAGACTCCATCTTTTGATTGGTATATACATTCCCATTCAAAATTATTCCAACCATGCTTTCGTATGGCATTATGAAACCTATTATCATGTCTTAATTGTTGGTGCTGTTTAATTCTTACGGATAATTCTTTACTAGTGAAACCAATATAAGATTTACCATTGATTATGTTGGTTGCTTTATAGATAGAATAAATAGACATTGCTGGCACTCCGTTATAGTGTTAGAATAGGCAGGGACGGCAATCCCGTGGCCTATACCTATTTATCCTTCATGCACCATTCTATCAACAATTTTATAACCATACAACAGCTTTTGTTCCACAAACAATTCTGTGATTGCCTGATGGTCCTCAAAACCTTTTTGAAGTGATTTTAATTCTTTAATCACAAAATCCCATTTATTCATATACTGTAACCTCTTGAATTTCATAACCATCATAATCCTCATTAAATCCCGGATCTCGTTTAATTTCAGAATCAATCCATAATTCAGCTTTCTCACGGTCAGTAAAGGCACGCAAAATCAATACGCTAGGATTCATCTCAAATTCATTTTGGTAAGTAGAACTCACCACATATACACTATTCATCATTCACACCTGTTAAATAATCTACCGTTTCATTAATACAATCATCAGCGCAACTCATTAAAGATGCAACATGAGCATTTACCTTCAATTCACCAGCACCTTTGGCATCTGCCCAATGGTATACATCAGAAAGCAATGATTGTGCCTTGTTTAACTTTTCAATCAATTCATTATTTGTCATACAAACTCACTTTCGTCAATTACCCAACCTTCAGCACGCAACTGTTCACGGCCTTCTGGTGTTTTCTTCATATTGTCCATATCATCATGGATACTATCAATACAACCAATTAAGAATTGTTTATTGTTCCAATCCTCATTACTGTAATGGCGAGGACGGAAACCATAATAATCTTTATGGAAATCGGACAGATAACTCTGCAATTCATCCACACTCAAGCTTTCTAAATGATTATTGTCCATTAATGACTCCTATTATTTGCCCAATTAACACCACGCCGAAATGCTTCATTCTCAATACGCAACCTACTGGTATCACGAGCACTTCTCATATACACATCAAATGCCTTGGCATTACGCTTACGAGTAGAACCTTTGAAACCAGGTTCAGGTCGAGGACCACGGAACATTACATAATACTTGGTAAAATCAATAAACTGCTTGATACCTTCATAATTGTCCATTGGTACACCTTTGTAGGTTGACTGAAAACCTGCTGGTGATTGCCACTTGGCGAACACCAATTTCATAATATCTTCTTTTTGTTTATAATCTAATTTCATACTATTCCTTAATTATAACCCAACGGTATTAAAATTCTTTTCATATAATTCAACAATCGTTTCATTGGTCAATTCACGGTAGTTATTCTCTAAAAGCTCCCGCACTAAACCTTTTAATTCAGTCTTTTTCATTTTACTGATATCTGCCATATCTTCGGCAATTAACTCTGCAATAAAATGATCGATTTTTCTACTCATTAATGTCCACTCACTTACTTAAATTAATTACACGAAAATCAAATTCCATAAAACTGGTTTGGTGTGGAACAAATACAATTTGTCCTACACGATTACGAGGATTAGGTTTAGTTTCGTATTTTTTAAACTTATCGGCAGTCACCGTAACCTTAAAACAATTAAAACCAGGTTCATTACAATTGGCCTGCTCGACCACGCCCTCGATGAAACAATCATCTCTACCGGCCATTGGACGGAAATCATACGCTCTGATAATATCACCAACAGTAGCAGTTCCTTCAAATTTCAACATATATTCTCCTAATCAATTAATATTACCATTATACAGGTATTGGACTGTACCACAATCAAATTGGCACAATCCGATAACAATACTTGGCCGATACATGGAAAAGTGTTGTATCAAAACAACGCACCAACCAGATATATGGCCAATAAGACGGAATTAACCAATATAATACAATTTTCTCTGATTCTATAACCCCATACTATCCATAATATACAACCGATATTAAATGCGTAGATATTATAGGGATATAAATTGGCCGCCGTTAATACTGCACCGATTAAGGTAATAACGGTGGCCGACCACTTTAATACACTATTCAAACTTTACTCCATGATAAATTCATTAACTCTACCGCCTTGGCATAAACATGGTTATTACCATTATACCCTTCTTCCAAGTGCTCCACATAATTCTCATGTTCGCAACTACTTACATACTCCAGCACATCAACCAGATTATCTAATTGCTGCTCAGTCAATTCTATTTTAACTCTAACCATTATACTGCCTCCACTTTATTCAAATAAGTTACTAAATGACCACAGACTCGATTATCCTCTACTGAATAGAATACATAATCACCCATTTCATGGCGGAATTCTTTATCAATATATTCAAAACCACCATAATACTGTAAACTACGGTCATTATCTTTATATACGGCAATACAATCTGCATTGGCAAATAACTTACCACACCGTTGGTCAAGGCCTAATTCACTCGCTGGTACATGCCACATTTGACCAACATAATTATCGGTAATTTCTGTCACTTCATCAATTAATTCAAATAAATCCATATTATTCCACCTTCTCAATACCAAGGATAATGCCTTGGGTCATATAAACATGATTGGCATATTGTATTGCCAATTCTATCGATTCAAATACATCACCACCACAAGTAAATACTGGTTTCATACTGCCTCCTGTATATTCAACCACTCATTAAACTCCTGATTATATGCAATAGGATCAAACTCCCTTAATACATCAGCAGCCGAGAATGTATAATTACCAATTACCACATCACCATGGTTATTATCGAAATAATAGTTAAAATCTTCCATATAACGCTTTATACTAGACATAATACTCCTTTATTGGTAAATTTTACATAAAACGGAATCATATAAATTCAGTAATTCAACGGGAGATAAATCTTTAACAAATTTATGGCCTGTCTTTTCAATACTAGAACGGATATAATCGTGTAAATCATAATCATCGGCTATCAATTCTAATCGAATTAAAATCAAACCCCTTTCATTATTCATACTGATTCCTTTTCAATTTCATCTGATATTAGATTAACTGCCTTCTGAATATCACCAATCGCATTGAGAATATAAGATACTGGTGAATCCATATCGTCCAAATCATTCTTATCTGGATAAACAGAGTATACGTCACAAAGACAATCCTGTGCCTTTTGGATAATATCCAGATAATCTTGTTTACTTAATTGCATAATAATTCCTATAAAATGTGTGAAAAAGTGTCAAAAAGTGGGACAGTCGTGGAACCAGTCGCTGGATATGAATACCAAACGAAGCTTAGTCTGACATTGCCATCCTCCGTATCATCCAATAACAATCCGCACGGTTTCCTGAGCGTCCTTACCATTACTTACCATTACTTACCATTACTTAC